TTTTCTCATAAGTCCACTTCCTTTTGATATAAATTTTCTTTCATATTGATATCTTAGCACTGTGTTGATATCCTGTCAACTCTTTTTGATATTCAACGGTTAAATTCGCGCCCGAATTTTTTATTTACATCAAAAAGATTATCACTAATACAGGAGGTCCTCTAAATGAAAAAGATAATTTTGATTCTATCACTTTGTTTAAGTCTATTAGGATTATCATCTATAACTTATGCTGCCGAGTGGAATTGGATAGCCTCAAACGATAGTACTACCATTTCTTTTGATAAAGACAGTATACGTAAATCAGAAGATGATAAATATTTTGCATGGATAAAATACGAACATACAGAATCAGAAGGGGCTAAAATATCAGACGATTTAAAACTTGCTGAACCTATTTCTTATCAATTACATAGGTTGGAATTTGATTATAAAAATGAATCTATCAAAACACAGTCAGTAGTTATTTATGATAAAAATGGTACTACTTTAGCAAGTTATACCGATAAATATTCCCTTGAACGATTTGAACCTATTATTCCTGGTTCTATCGGTGAAAAAATTTTTTATGCAACTTTTGCGGAATATCAGAATAAATATGGGAAAGTTTAGGAAACATCATTCTGATAAAATAAAAAGCCCGCTATCTATGAAGACAGCAGGATAGTGACCAATCGCCAACGATTGTAGTCCTTTCATCTGATAATTCTATCATATCTATCTTACTTTTTAAAAGGAGTCATACATAAATGATTAACAGTATTCAATATACACAAGATACTCAAGAAGATTTATACAACTTACTTAAAATTTTAAAGTTACCAGTACGAATACTTAATAATAACATGAATTATTGGTTTGTGCGGACAGAATCTGGCAAATATTATAAAGATTTTTTGTTTAATAGTTATATTGCTGTTGGTTGGAACTATATTAATATTTTATCCAAAGATAACGATGACGAAAAAACAATAAAACTCATTAAAGAAAAATACCCCGATGCTATACCAGGAAGAGTTCTGAATCCTATTAAACGTTTTTGTCAAGAAATGCAACCCGGTGATTTAGTTATAATACCAAGTACATCTTCTGCAACTTTTGCTTTTGGTATTATAAAATCTGATCCATATATAGAAACTATAAAAGAACAATATGTTAGTGATGATCTTTCAGTATCATGTCCATATATTAAAAGAAGAACCGTTAAATGGTTAAGTTCATTAGAAAGGCATCGGTTAGACCCAAATTTATTTCAATTTTTCCGAGCACATCAAACCATTTCTAACGCTACCAGATATGCAGATTATATAGACAGAACTTTAAATACATTATACATAAAAAATGATATTGCTCATATAATTTTAGACGTATGTACTCAAAAGAATATTCCAGCTAATAAATTGATTAAATTTATTTCAGGATTACTGAACTATTTGAACAAAGTAACAGACGACCCTACCGCTTCAAATGATATAGATATAAAGCTAAACGTACAATCTCCTGGCATATTAGAATTCATTGGTTCACCTATAAAAATCGCTATTATAGCTCTAATATTTCTTTTCATTGTCGGTGGAGAGGCCAAATTTAGTAAGCAGGGATATGATATTGAATTCAGCCTCAAAACTCAGGGCTTAATTGAAAAAGGAATACAATACTATGAACGAGTATTAAAAGAAAATATAGATCCTTCTGAACTAAAAGATGAAATTGAACAATTAAAAATAAAAGACCCAACAGGTATACCGCGGGTCTAAACTAATTGATTATTATATTTTTTCTTATTATCAAAAATACAACAATTATAAAACTTACATACCATCGTACTTTTTTAAATTCATTAATATAATCATTCACTCCATAATACACTATCAAACTTAAAACAAGATTTAAAAGTGATATCAGCAAGGCTAAAACACTAATATATGAAATTATTTCTATAATCATAGTGTTATCCCCCTTCTGAAATGACTATGTATTTTCCCACTTCACCTAATTTATTCAATTTTATTTTATCATACTAAAAAAAAAAATCCAACCCAAATCACTTCTCCATCAATACTAAGAATCATAAAAAATGGCCCCGCTGTCATATAGACAACGGGGCACCGACCGACCACGTATGGTAACGGTCCATACATCTGATTATATTTTATCGTACTTATCACTAAAAATCAATACGTCAAACAAATAGTTAGGAGTTGTTTTTATGTCAAATGCCGTTATATACGCCCGCTATTCTTCCGGGCATCAGCGTGAAGAAAGTATTGAGGGACAGATTAGAGAATGCACAAATTTTGCAAAACGTAATGGCCTAACTATTGTCGAACACTATATAGACAGAGCAATTAGCGCCAAAACCGATGATCGTCCGTCATTTCAACAAATGGTAGCTGACAGCAGCAAAAAAACATTTGATACAATCATAGTCTACACATTAGACCGCTTTGCTCGTAATCGCTATGACAGTGCTGTTTACAAAGCGAAGTTAAAAAGAAACGGCGTTCGAGTATTATCTGCTAAGGAAAATATCACCAGCGATCCTTCTGGAATTATTCTTGAAAGCGTTTTGGAAGGTA